CCTCTACGTCAGTCTTAACATAGCACTCAAAGACCTCAATCTCTTGCATTGATGGGTCATCAGTTTGCACTTGGTATGGTTGCTCACCAGCAGAGAACCTTGCCACACGCTCAGGAGTATATGCAAGCGCATCACCCATCTGTAAGCCTTCAACTTGCTTCTTATTGAATCCCATAGCTACCAATGTGCTACGAGTCAACATCTGCCTATGAGCTACGAATGGACTATCAGCAATCGTTCTAGCCTTCTTGCTAATCAGGAATTCTTCAGGAGGCACGTTCTCAATACGAACTCTACCCACCATTTTCTTTTGTTGGACAGTTACATTGTGAACAGAGTTAACCATTGGCTGACCCATCTGGTCTAGCGCAGGATTTCCCATCTGATCTAAGATAGGGAATTCCTCTGTCTCTTGCTCGACAATCTCCATTGTGTCATCAGACATAAGCATAGCCAACTCATCGTTAGACAAGTTGAAGTAACGCTCTTTAGTGATGTCTTCTTTATCTTCCCAATAGGCTTTTACGATGCCATTCTTTTGTAAAAGAGCATCCTTGAACCAATCATGGAGAATGGCTACGCCTTCGTTATCCCTGTTAAATACCCAGTTACAGTAGTCAGTAGCCTGTTTTGCAGTAGCCTCATCCCTTGGGCCTTGTGGCTCAAATACTACGATCTGATCTGAAGCCGTGAAAATACGAACTAAGCTAGGTAATGCGCCATCAATGGCTTCTGCCACCTCACCAGTAACGATTGAAGACTTACCTTCTACCTCGTTACCATATGGCTGACGGAGATATGCTTCTAACGCTTGCTTGCGCTGCTGAACAGTCTCGCTCTCAATAAAGCCAATTGAATCGTCAATCTCAGCTTGTAGTACCGACTTCAAGTCGTTCGTTTCCATGTGCATCCTTTGGAGGGCGACCAAGTTTCGGTCTTGTCAGTAATTGTAACTCTTTTACCACATTTTCCAATAGTTCAATGCGGTTTTCAAGTTCTTTTACTTTTGGGTGCAGATTTACACCTTGTCGTTCTACATACATTACACAATCCATTTCGGTGCTGAGTTAATAGGCTTATCCCAAGATGATTGACCTTCATCCAATCCAAGGGCTAAGTAGCGAAAAGAGTCCGAACCATGTGATGACCAATCATGCAATGGACGCTCATAGAATATCTTACGCTTCTCATCGTAATCTCTGCGGTAGTTTCTCAGGCAGTTTAATCCTGTCTGGACTTTAGGCACATTAAACCAACATCTAGGTAGGATACGTCTAACAGCCTGAATTCCATCGTCTAAACCCATTCTAGGGGCTATCTTGACCTCTAATCCTGCTTCCTCAAGCATCTCAAGTCTGCTCTTACCAGTTCCTAGCTCTCTGACCCTTACGTCATGCGGCAGTATATGCTCTGCTTTAAGATAATCGTTATCCTTAATCCACTTCACATAATGGTCTAAGCCTACGCCATGATTCTCGTAATAGTCAATCAATCTAATCTCTGAACCAACTAACTGAGCCACCCAGATACTTGTAGAGTCACCCATTCCCAAATCCCAAGCAGTAAATGTCCTGCTTATGTCATCCCAAGGAATCTCCTGCATATGCTTCTTGTCTTCTAGCTCATTCAGAATTTGCCCATAGTATGAACCCTCTACTGCCGCATCAAAAGAACACTCAAACTCTTGGCGATACTTATCCTCACCCATCTCGTTCTTGGCTTGCTTTAGTTCTTCGTCATCTACTACACCTGTTTCAGAGGCTTTGAACTCTAGCAATCCCCAGCCATCTTCCTTTTCTGCCCTATCTCGCAGTTCTTTGAAGTGGTTATGGCCTTTAGGTGTCCCAATGAATAGACACCAGCCCTTACGATCTGTTAAAGCAGGTCTAACAATATCTGTCCATATCTTAGGGTTTTGATCTCCTACCTCATCAATAATCACCCCATCAAAGAACTGACCTCGAAGTGAGTCTGGATTGTCTGAGCCGTATAACTGGATACGCCTACCCCAGAAGTCAACTCGTAACTCTGAGATGTTGTTAGTACCGCCTAGTGGTGTAGTGTATTTAACTAGATAGTCCCAAGCCACCCTCTTAGCTTGCCCATAAGTAGGAGCAATATAAGCGTATCTAGGTGTCTCTCGTTGGTTTAGCACCGCATCACGGATTAGATGGTTTAGTGCAGCAACAGTCTTACCAAACCTACGATGCGCCACTACTACCGCAAACCTATTTGCTTCTAGTAAGTCGTGAACCTTGATCTGGTGTTCCCTTGGTGCATAGGGAATTTCGATTACTTCGCCCATGTGACAATGTGCTGAAGTGGTTGGTCAGAGTCGCCACTTATAGTTACTGAAGCCATATCAGGCATTGATTTACGCAATAGTATCTCAATAGCCTTCATGCGAGTAGGGCTTAACTCCTCAGTTTCACCAAGTGCATGATTTTGCAAAACATTTAGTAATTGACTTACCTGAATTTTTTTGCGTACATCTTCCTGATGTAACTTGTTTATTGGTCTTCCGACTTGTGCCATTTTGTTTGACTCCTCTAGGGTTGGTCAAGTTAGTATCTGCTCACATTAAGCAGATTAAGTATATCACTTACCTTTGTAGCGACCCATCTTTTTAGCAGCTTCGCTAATCGCAATGGCTACAGCTTGCTTAGGGTTTTTTACAACCTTACCGCCTTTGCCAGAGTGCAATTGACCCATGCCAAATTCGTGCATAACAGCACCAACTTTTTTCTGGCCCATTTTGTTCAGTTTAGTTTTCATCATGTTGTTCACCATTTCACTTTGTTAGCCCAATATGCCGCACTCATCTTGCCTTTGGCAATATTTTCCGCATGACGAGCCTTGAACGCTTCGTTACGCTTCGTTCCATCAGGAGAACCATTTACGCCTTGCTGACCAAAACGAATCAGCTTTACATCTTCACCAGACTTCGCTAAAACAGCGTGAGACTTGGTTGGGTGATTAGGAGTAGCTTTGGGCTTGTTATAGCCAGAAAACTGCTCTGAGCCTCGTTTAATCACTTCTTTTTAGCAGTCTTAGCTGCTTGCTTAAACGCATCCGCAGTAGGCGCATCCTTCGAGCCAACTTTACGCATACGCTCTGGAGTTTTACCAGCCGCCTTTTGCGCTTCGATGCGTTTTTTCTTTGCATTGATATTGGCATATAGTCCCATCATTCCAGCAGCTTGTTGGTTAGTCGTTCCCATATTCATCTCCCATATCACCAGACATATTTTCTGACATTTTCTCGGAATCATCAGTAATCGGGCCACCAGTTACCCAAGCACTACAAGTACGCATAGAAGCACACTTAAAGTCCCAAATCTCGCAGTAACCCAAGTCGCCAGCATCAATTACAGCCCATGCGTCAGTCTCTGTGTCGCCAGTTTTTAAGCCAGATTCAATGCAATCTAACATCTTTGTGGTCTGAATGAAAGCAGCACAGTTACCGCAACGAGACTTTTTAGCTTGCTCTGGTGAGTTTCTCCAGACTTTAGAGATTTCACGCCAATAATCCATATTCTGTTCATTAGGATTCATTGGGCCATAGTTAGCTTTATCAATGGCTTTTTGACGATTCTCTAGGTTTATAGATACATCGCCTGTTGCTACTGGACACGCCTCACCATTTTTCTCTTGGCTTTGTATCTCAATTTCGATTTTTACTGATGGCTCGAGTAGTCCAGACATAGCTATCCCTGTGGAGTTTGTACCATTATCTCATAAAAAAAAAGAGAGTACAAGACTCTCTAAAAACTCAATGGCAACTGAGTTAATCTATTTTAGCAACTTTCCTAGCGTTTCGTTTAGTACAGTCATCTCTGTATGCTTCATAACTGACCAAATGCGCTTTTGCCCATGAATACCATTAAATGAACCCTGATGGCAGTCCTTGCATAGCGGAATACAGAGATATTGTTGGTGTTGTTCAATATGGTGAGCATCTGATGGCCCAGATTGACCACAGACCCCACAAGGCAATTCTTTAATCCTTGCAAGATGCAGACGCTCACGAGCATTGGGCTTATTGTTCATTTCTTGCTCGAATAGCAACGGCAGTATTCCAATTAAGTTGTTTTTCAGCAATCCTTGCACATTCCTCACGTTCGATCTGAACAGCAGACTTGGTAGCTTCTACCGACCAATGATATGGCTGGCCTTGCGCTTTAAGAATCTGCTTACCAAGATTGCTTTGCCTTTCCACTTGGTTAAATGCTTCGTCTTCCTCTTGAGTCCAATCAGTCATTCTTGTCCCCTTGCTCTAATAATTTCCGATAAATAATTTTCAAACCCAATATTTTCGTCAACTATCTTTGCACACGCCTCACTCTCATGTTGTGCTACTAGCTTGGCAAA